ATGGCTAGCAACCCGCGAAATCCGAGTGACGGAAGTGACACAGAAGCAGAGCGTAGCTCGGCCACATGCCACCTAAACCACTCTCGGCCAGCAAAGAACCGGTAGTCGGCGGGACAGCCCCGGAGAAAGTCCATAAAAGACTTCCCCAAACTGTTAGCACCGTCACACGACCGGAACATGCCGAAGCGAGCTGTCCATGCAGGTTCCAGATAATCGCCCGACCAACGGAGTAAAGTCGAGTTAAGACTTCCATACTCCCGACTGACCGACGTCTTCGTCTCCTCGACGACAAGACCGACTTCGCCCACTACTCTACGCCAACTCAAATGGAACTCAGGAGTTGGTTGCTGAAAGAGAATGTCATCGCCGTTAATAATGACAGGAACAGGACCCTTAACCCCCGCACAGTGCAAAGACCAGCGGAAGGCAAGATAATTTTGTAAGCACAAGAAGGGAAACGATAGGTAAGAACCCATCATCTGACCCGTGCTCACCTCAATAGTCCTATCCTCAAAAGCCAAAATAGGCCGGCAAGCTTGAAAAGCCATCCTCTTTATCGACTCAGGGACACACGAGGAAGTCTTAAGCATAACGCTCAAGGCTAACTCCATGACCTCGACTGGGAGATAATCAGTAGCGGAAGCGTAATCGCCTGACACCAAGGCGCCGCCACCCTTAACAAACCCCGCACCCCGTAGGGCTTCCCGATCGGGAGGCCCGCGCAGCAACCACTTCTTCCTCGACAAAGCTCCGTAAATTGTCTTGTGGAGGGGCTGAAGCAAAAGCGCCTCAGGAAAGAACTTCGTCAACGGCCTCGGCTTACCAGAGGACTGGACAACCAAAAGGGAACCATCAAAAGACGGTCGACTGAACTCCTCGTGAAATGGCCCGTCGAGAACGTGAGCCAAATAGTCAGCCTGCTGTCCCTCCATAACGGAGAGACAGCCCCCGGAAGCCCTAGAAGCCCCCTTAACCGAAGAAAGTGGCGGCGAAACGAGCAGGCAGTTCCTCTCATAAAAAGCAATATCCCAACCCTTAGGAAAGAGTCGAGACACCTCTTTCTTAACAAAAGTGAGGTACCCTGCCGGTAAAGACCGCGATGGTGTGGTGATCCTATTCACCAGCCCGTCTAGAAGGCCCTTCTCCATGCATCGGCATGAGTCGGGAAGAAGTTTTTTAATTGACTGGAAACTCATCTGAGCATCGACGCTAGGTGAGACTTCTTGTGATAAGTACTTCTTGACGGAAGCAGACAAATCCAGGCAACTGCCCTGGTCCCAATGAAGGGACGGCAGTTCAAGCCCGAAAATACCTTGCCAGGAGCAGGCAGATCTCTTGATCACAGAGAGAGTAGTCTGCTGGTAGGCGCGGCACCCACGAGGGGTCCGCGATGCTGGCCGAAAATGTCCTTGATCTTTCTTAGAACGCTTCATAGTGGGTAGTGAAGTGTCAGTCATTCCAAGAAGGGAGGCTGCGATCGAGAGGACAAATTGGGACTTATTCATTGAAAATAGGAGGTCTGTTCCCTCCCGTCAGGAACCGGACGTACCATCACGAGTACGCCGGCCTGTCCATTACTGGATGAGTTTTTCCGCGAGGCTGTACAGAGGCGCGAACAAACGCGAC